CGGTTGTCATACCTGTGGCCGAAGCGCCACCTTGACCTAACAGACCCTGCGCGGCTTCTCCGCCACCGAGAAACTTACCGGCGAGCCCGCCAGTAATCCCGGATAGAACACCTGCCTTGAGGCCCTTTTCGAGGTCTCCTGTCTGGATAGCAGTGCCGATACCTGAACCGAGCGCACCTGCAATGAGGGGGCTCATACCGCCGAGGATACCTGCACCGGCAGCTCCAGATCCAAGAAGGCTGAGAATGATGGGTAATACCATGGCGATTTCCTTTGTCGTGTTCCGCGGATTATAGCACGGGTATGTTGCGTTGTAACCCCGTAGGTTAAAGTTGGATTTGCGCCACTGATAGCAGCACCGCTGGCACGTCTGGGGCAAAAGCCAGTCCGGTTGTAGCTGTGAGGTTCACCGCGGTGTCAGTAGCGGCCCATTTGAGTTCGAAGTAGTCTCCCGCCAAAAGAGGCAAGAGGTAGGTTGCGGACAGGTTTCGCTGGTCGCCGTTTGCTTTTATGGTATAAACCCGTGTCGTATTCGTTACGTCTGTGCCGTTCTTGGATATCCAAAAGTACAGCGTTTTTGCCGACGCGCTAGACGACGTGAACTGCACCGACATATCTATTTGGTAGAAGCCTGCCTGCGTTACGCTAATCCGCGATGTCGGCGTGCCGATCGAGATACCGTTTGCCAAGAGTGTGCCTTGCAGTGTGATTGGTGTTGCCGTGTTTGCAGTGGCCAAAGTCTGGCTCGTCGTGGAGTCGAACGCGCCGTAGTCCAACCCGATAGGGATTGTTGGGCGTACCATGATTTCGCCTTCGGTAGCGTCCACCACGAGAACTGCAGCGACGACGATGACAGCCTGCGGAGCAGTCGGGCGTACTTTGGTAAATGCACCTGCGGTGCTGGGCGATGCGTAGATGATGTCCCCTGCGAGCCATGTCTCTCCGACGTCGGTCCCTGTCGTGTCGATATTTCGCACCTTGCCGTATATTGTGACTGGACCGGTGGCGCCATCGACCATCTCGAATGTCGTAACCCCAACGAAGTAAACCTCGAGCACGGAGCCGTCTGCGATGTACGGCGAAACCGTAATCTCGCCATTGACGCCGGCAAAGCCGACGACCGTGCCGTTCGGGATTGTGGACCCAGTGTCGTTCGTAACCCGCATGAAGGTTTCGAATCCAATCTGCTGTGTGACGCCGTTGAGATGCGTGAGGTCGATCGTGTCTTCGGCGCTGTTGTATGACAGCTGTCCTGTGTCGACGTTGTTGGCACTCGTGGTGAGCGTCAGAGACGTAGCCCTTTCGGGGCCCGGCACGCGAGACTGCTGCGCAAATAGCGAGAACGCCCGCGTCACTTCGGCGAGATACTGCTGCGAGTATTGCCCCGGCGGCGTTGGAAAGTACGGGATGTTGAGGTTCTGTGCCATAGTCTACCTCCGACCATCGGTGCGGATGTCGAGTCGCGGCACGCCGAGGCGCCAAGCCGTATTTGTCTGGTCCGACTCAACCCGCAACGCCATAGCCCGCCCGCGGATGCGGACAAACGTCTGCGTCGTAAACTGCTCGATCGGCACAGTAGCAGATCGTACTGTCGTCGTCGCATCATCGCCGAACAGCGCGCCACCCGGGAAGTTCTTGGCTTTCAGAGTAAACGTCGCAAGCGGTGTGCCTGTGGACTTACGGAATGTGATATCTGGCAACAACCGGCTGGCAAACATGAACTGATCGCCCTCGGCGATGTCGACAGCACTCGACTCTATAAATGCGTTGATGGCGATCGGGGGGTTAATACTGCCATCATTGAGGCCGAACTCATGGTAGAAGATGCAGCCTGTCGGGCATGTAGCCAGAGGATACGCGTAGGTGCCGCGATCAATCCATGCAGTGCGCGAGAGGCTGCCGTAATACCAGATATTCTGGGCGTAGTTGTACACTACATAGCGGTTGTTTTCGGCGCTGTCGGCTGATGGGTAGAACCACCAGACCTCGGAGAACGCAGCGTTGTGCCCAGCGGCAACTTTCTCAAGCTGTGCGATATTTATGTCAGAAAACACATAGTCTTTGACGAGGCAGTCCATCTGCTGCACTTGGCCGGCGTAGGCGTAGAACTCGCCCTTGCCCATCCAGAACACATTGTCGCCAGCAGCTACCGCAGCGTTTGGCCCGGCAATCGACACGTTGGTCGATATTTCGCTCAAGCCAAAGGTAAACGGCGCGCCGATAAACTGCATGGTGTGGGCAGAGATATCAGTCAGCACGAGGATCTGCTGCTTGGTCTGCACGGCCGTGACGATGCCACTGCCTGTGCCGATGCGCAGCTCGCCCGCTGTCGTCGTTTCCCGCGCGCGCCACTCCAGCACGTTCTCTTGGTCCGAGAAGCGGATGACCAGCGGGTCCTGCACTCCGGGGTCGAACTCGGGATCGCACCCGAAGGCAATAGTGTGCCGGTCGCGTTCGGAGACGAGAACGCGTCGCGCGACCGTAGGCGCAGCTTGTGACCCCCCGAGGTCCACGATGTTCACGCCACGGGACGAAGTGCCCAGCGAGGCGTCCCAGTAAAAGATACCACCGTCCCGCGCGCAGAAGATTAGGTTCTCGCCGAAGTTATCCTGCGACCAGATGCGTAGCTGCCCCGTCGTCACCGAGGTGTCTGAGCTCGAACCCCATGTGCCGCGCGACCATGGACCAGTTCCCCAGCCGGTACCGAACGTCACTGTGTCGAGGCCCGGGTTGATCTGGTACGCCGCAACCGTCAGGGTGCCGCCGTCGCCTGTGTCGGAGGCCGTGGCTGCAACGCCCACGTCGATCTCATACGAGTTCGTATCTATAACACGTGTGATCTGGTGCTCGGCGTTCAGGACATCGGCGGTAATATCGCCACCAAGACTAACTGCATCTGAGAACGTGATGAATGCGCTAAGACGTGCCCCGTGCAGCGTGTGGGACACCGCGATCGTCGTGGACCCCGTCGTGGCGGCAAAGGTCGTCGTACCTGCAGCGGTCGTCAGCCGGATCGGCGTGATATCTAGGGGCTGCCCGCCCTCGGCGATGTAGTATTTCAGGTTTGTCCCGAGGCTCAGCAGTTGTTTGCCTGTGAGCGTCACCCAAGGGTGCAAGGAGCGCGCCGTACCGAGGAACGTCTGGCTATTAAAACTCGACCACCCCCCGATAGTTTCGGGGTACGTCTCACGGAAACGGATCTTGTCGCCGTCCACCCAGCCGCCCTCGTTCGCGAACGGAGTGATCTCGCGATTGATGCCGGGACGGAACTTAAGTGGTGTGAGTGTCATGATGCTACTCCGGCGCTACGGGCCAGTTAATGTCCATGGGGAAACCCGCTTGGCTTGGCACATCCCGCAAAGCCTGCCGATAGGTGGCCCATGCAGCTTGGTCTACAGGCGCGTCTGCTATTTGCGTCCAGTCGGACTGGCTTAGGAGGGCGTCGCGTTTGGTGCGAGCTTGGGTGGCTAACTCGGTGGGAGTTTTATCGCCTATAGTCCAACCCCAAACATAAGTCCCATCACCTTGAACTGTAGGCTGCTCGTCACGCTTGGCAACTTGTCCTTCGTTGACGTTCGGTTTTTCCGTTTGGGTCACGGGAAACACGCCCAGTGCGGCCAAGGTCGAAGGGCTTGGCTCTTTCGGGAAAGAGGTGTTTGGGTTGTCTTTACGAAGTTGGCGGAACGTATAACGCTCGGCATTACCGTCTGCAATTTTAATGTACATCAGCAGTTATCCTTTTTCAACTTCACAGCACCAGACCAATCGAGTGATAGTGCCTGTGTACGATATGTGAGTACCTTGCGAGAAACTTGACAGCGCATGGTCCTCTTTGTAAGCCAACCCCGAAAGATCAATCCAATCATCAAACGGCCCAGACACACCGTCTACGTTTCGATTTTGAATACCATAGTGACCACCCACAAGCGCGTTCCCGTTTCCTGCTGTAAGGCCAGAGAGCGCTGGGAATACTGGGTCTGCCGTTCCAGTCTGAGACGTGTCAACTTTCACAGAAGAATTTGGTACACTTACAGCGTTTCTCAAAATTAACCCTTCGCCGTAGTCAAGGGCGGTACTGAAGCTGAGGTGGGATATTACGTTGTACGTGTCAATATAATACTGCAACCGAAAGCACCTATCAAAAGAACTACCGTATGGGGAGTCGAAAGTACCGGTTATGATGTTTGTAAACCCAGAAAGTAGAGCAGGCACACTTTTGCTGTTATCCCCCAAAACCACTAAGAGCATGTCCCCCGCGTTGTGCGCTGGGACTGACATCGTTCCTGACCTAGACGTTGACGTCATCTGATTTATCACCCGCACCGGGGCGGAGGTACTTGCTGCCCCTACTCCTTTATGTCGAGTTGCCATACTAACCGCCATCCCCTGTGCGACGACCGTAGAGCGTCGAGCCTACTTTCTGGACCAACACAGGTGTGACAGTTGTCAAGTTTAACGTGGGTGCGGACGCATCATCGGTCAACCAAGTGATCGTAGGCCAAATGATCGTGTAATCCGTGCCGTCTTGGATCAACAACTCGACAAACTCACCGTCAGCAAGACTATCAGTAGGGCTTGAATCACCACTCAGTGTCCACTCTTGGACTGTACCGTTTACTGGATTAATCGCAGGTGTCGTGCCTGTTGGCATTGTTCCTGTCTGCTCTGTGATGCTCCCAGTAAAAACAGGGGATGCGGACGACGCCTTAGCGTTAAGTTGCGTCTGAATTGCTGAGGTTACACCATCGACGTAGCTTAGGTCCGTCGTGAGCGGTACCCCATCCAGCAAATTTAGCTCCGCGGTTGAGGCCGTGATGCCGTCCAGCACAGCCAGCTCGGCGGCAGTCACGGCGCTCGCCGCTACTGCGCCGGACTCATCAGACACAAGCGCGCGGTCTGTCGTTACGTTAATGGTCGCTTGCTTAGCGTCGAGTTGTATCTGTAGGGGGCCGCTCACGCCAACGAGGTGGTTTATCTCATCAGTCGATGCAGTGACGCCGTCCAAGATGTTAAGGTCGTCTACAGTAGCTGTGATGCCGACGAGAGTGTTTAGCTCTGACGCAGATGCTGTGACGCCCGCCTGCGTCAGCGAGACGGTAAACGTAGCCGTCAGGTCTGCGACCGCTGCACCGATGCCTGCGCCGTTGGCGTAGACGATAGCGCCCGCGCCCGCAGGGATCGTGACGTCGCCGCCCGAGCCTTGGGTCATGATGACCGACTCGGCAGTCGTGTTGCGGATGAAGAAAATCTTTTCGGAATCGTTCGGCACGAACGTGACCGTGTTTGTGCCCGAGGGAGACCCACCGAAAACAACGAGCCCGTACTGCCCGTCAGACAAAACACCGTTGGCCGTAATGAGATCGTGCGTGGTTCCGGTCAGAGACACAGCGCCGACGCCGTTGGTCAGGCGGTCGACAATCTGCATGTTGAGGTTGACCACGTCACCCCAGACGCCGTCTTTCTCGCCGTCGTCCGGCAGCTCGATCCCGCCATTGTTCGTGAATGTACTTGGCATGATTCGTCCTTACGCTGCGATGGGAGTCCAGATGTCACCCGCGCCGGGGTTCACCTCAGTCCAGTCTGTTATATCAGGAGTATCGACGTCCGTCCAGTCGTTGCCGGGATCGGGTTTGATCGGCCCCCACACGATAACTTGGCCGGTGCGGCCTGTGGCGGATACGCCGGTTACGGTCGCGATAGCGCCAATCGACACCTGCACACTGCCGACATCTGTGGCAGCGACAACTCCAGTGACGAGGACCTCGACGGAAGGGATAATCTGCGCAGTACCGGCTGCACCTGTGGCTGCCACGCCTGTGGCTGTAGCAAGGCCGTCCGCAGCCACCGCAAGGGTGCCTGCTGCACCTGTAGCGGATACGCCAACGGCGGCCGCGATAGCGTTGTCCACGACGACGACAACCGATCCGGGTTGACCTGCGGTGGCTACGCCTGTGACGACGGCTACGACGTCCGCCGCCACCGCAATAGTACCAACTGCACCTGTGGCGGTTACGCCTGTGGCTGTAGCAAGGCCGTCCGCAGCCACCGCAAGGGTGCCTGCTGCACCTGTGGCGGATACGCCAACGGCGGCCGCGATAGCGGTGCCCGTGACGACAACCGCCCCGACCTGACCTGCGGTGGCTACGCCTGTGACGACGGCTACGACGTCCGGAGAGACTCCAACCCCATCATCACCTAACGGAGCGGAGGCGAGAGGGGAAAATCCTAGCATGGTTTACTCCGGTTTGGTGGGCCAGATGACCGAATAAGGGTAGCCTTCTTGTGCGGTTATATCACGAAGCGCTTGGCGATACGATGCCCAAGCTGGTGCCATCGTGTTGTCGCTCAGGGCCATCCAGTCGGTCTGTTGCAGTAGGTTGTCACGGTGCGATCTGATGTTGCGCCCTGCGTCATCGGCGGACAGGTTGCTGACCTCCCACCCTTGGGTCCATGCACCATCGACCTCGGTGAGCGACGTCGGCTTTAGCGTCTGGGTCATGTAGTCAACCGTAG